GCTACGCATCAGCCGTGCGTCGTAGCTGTCGTCTGCTTCGCGTGGCTCCTGCGGTAGGTAACGCCGATGGCGGCGGCGGATTTCATACGTGCCGCCGATCAGGTCCTCGATCAATACCCAATGCGGCTCTTGGTTCACCCATGCCTGACATGGGTCGTTGATCTGCGCAACGCGAGCAGTGATCGTACGGTCGTAGCGTTGCATGATCAGTAGATACGGATTCCGGTGCTGCGGCCGGCATTGGCATGGAGTGGGTTGAACTCACGCCACACGAGGTAGCCGAGTGCATCATTCATGTGATCAAAGCCGGCATCCTTATCAGGATCGCCATTGTCAGTGTAGCTTTGCAGCTCTAGGCATTCGATCAGCCGCTTGCAGGATTGGTGCACCTGAAGGCGGACTTCACCCTTGCCGTTTTCCAGCAAAGCCTGAACAGCGGCCACGCGATCACGGATGGGAGGATTGGCGCGTGGTGATTGGTTGCTGAAGCCATAGGACTCAAGGATCTGGATGTCGGTCTGGGTTGCATTGGTGCTGCGGCTGCTGCCGCTGGCATCTGGGTAGATGTAGATGCGGTGGTCTTGGTAGCGCCTGCGGATTTCCTGCGCTAGTGCATCGGTGTCATGCGCACCGCTGATTTCATCAACAACCGTAAGGCGCTTGGTATCACGTATGGCGATGACGGCTGACATATTGCCAATGTTGAAGTCAATGCCAATACGAAGCGGCTCGCGGTCAATAGCTGGCAGGCTGCTGAAGACATGCTTGCTGCGGTCGAAGCGGCCATACACTTGCCCGGTGGTGAGGTTGACGAACTCGCCGTCCAGATAGGCGCGCAGCAGGCTTGGGTCGTAGTTGGCCTGCAGCCGTTCGATGAAATCCGGCGGCAGGTGTGGGTTGTCGCTGGTGCGCATCCTGATCAAATGGCGATCAGCGCGCGCCTTACCGTCATCACTGCCGAAGGTCTTCCACATCCAGCGGAAGCCCTCTGGCGTTGATGCAGCGCCGAACTGCCGTACGTTGCCGGAGCGCAAGCGGCCGAGGATCTTTGGAAATGCCTTGTCGGCAATGCTTGGCGTTACGGTGTCGATTTCATCCGCCAGCACCCAGGCAAGGTTCAATCCAATGATGCGCTGCCAGTTCTCAAAACTGCGGCATAGGATTTTCGTATCACCGCCAGGTAGGTGCAGGATGTACTCCGGCAGCGGTGACGCACGGAAGCTGTACGGAATGCTGTACAGCTCTAGGAAGTTGTCAAAATCCGTCTGCCAGATGTCGCGGATCAATGGGCCAGTGGGCTCCATCACGGCACCGATAAAGCCTTGATTGGCCGCGGCCAGCATCACTGCCTTGGCACATAGCGCTCTGGTCTTGCCGGCGCCATAACCAGCGCTGATGCCGAGGATCTCGGTTGCAGTGTCATCCGCAAAAGCAAGTTGCCTTGGGTGCAGGTCGGAGCGAATGCGTTGTATCAGCTCGGCTGTGTCCTGCTGCGTAGCTGCCTCCATGAAGCTCAACAGGCTGCCGGGTTCACAGATTCCGGCCAACAGAGTCATGACATCTCAAACCGCAGAAGCTTGGCCTGGTCCTCTAGCGCCTTGAGCGCTACGCCAAGCTGATTGGCTTCTGATGCGCGACGTTCGTAATCAGCAAGCCGTGCGACTGCAGCAGCTAGCCATTGCGGACGCTCAAGTTCCGCGTCAAGCGCCATCAACTGACGGGCACGTGAGATGTAGTTCTCGGCTTGACGTTCTCCAACATCCCACGCATCCGAACAGTATCGAACAATTTGTGTACGGCTGTAGGCGCGAAGAAGTAAGTCGTAAATCGTGTTTACGCGAGCATCAATCTCAACGTTGCTACTTTTTCGCGCCACGGTTTCACTCTCGTATTTGCACGGGCATGATCAGGTACGTCTGCATCGTATCAGTATCGACTGGCGTGATGACGACGGGTGTAGTCGGCTTGTTGGCTGATAGTGTGATTTGCTGCGATGGCATGGCCTTCAGGGCATCTTGTAGGTAGGTGGCATTAACGGCGAAGGCAACAGGCTTGCCGGTGGTGTCGATCGCTAGGGTTTCGCTGCCATTGCCGAGTTCAACATCAGCGGTGACGGCAAGCATATCACCGATCGCCAGTTTGATGATGTTGTTATGGGTGTCGGCAAGGATTGCGACGCGGGCAGCAGCGGCCAGCAACGCTTTGCGGTCTACGGTAGCAGTTGTGGCAAAGCTATCAGGAATCAGCTTAGCAAAATCAGGATACGTCCCATCCAGGATGCGTGAGGTGATGACGGTCCGATCGGTTGCGAGGCGCACGTAGGCATTGTCAGCGGTAACGGTGATGTCAGCATCGAGGTGCTGCAGCTCGCGGAGCGTGGTGGCCGGGATGGTGATGGCAGGCGTCTCGGCAAGTGGCGCGGAGCCGTAGACAGAGAGGCGATGGCCATCGGTTGCTGCAGCTTGGATACCCATCGGGTCCAGGCTGATGTGGATGCCCTGCAGCAGCTGTTTGGCTTCATCACGGCTGGCGGCATGAGCAGTGGCGCTGATGGCAGCCTGCAGGTCCGGCAGCGGGATCGTGATCGGCGTTGAGGCGGCACTGGGCTCGTTCAATGCCGGCCAGTCGGATGGGTCCAACGCGGTGAGGCTGTATTCACCGGCTGCGGTGGCCAGTGCAACGCGGCTGCCGGATACGGCAATGGTGACGGCTGCATCGGACGGCAGCTTGGCCACCAGGGGCGCTAGGAGTCCGTAGGGCACGGCTGCAGAGCCCTTGGTGGTAACTGCAGCGGGAATGGTGGTGGTGATGGCCAGCTTGAGGTCAAAGCCGGACAGGCTGAGCGAATCCTTGCTGGTGGCATCCAGCAGCACGGTGGCGAGGATCGGATGGCTGGCGCGACCGGTGCAGACGGCAGAGCGGATGGCAGCCAGGGCTGCGTTGAGCTCGGACTGAGCGACGGTGATGTTCATGAGGCGAGGATGTTAACGGCGATAGCAGCGGCCTGTTCGGCATGAAGGCGCGAGATGGCGCCACCGAGCTGGCGGTGGATTTCAGAGCTGAGGCGGTGGTATACGGCGAGGCTTGGCGGTGCCACTGCGGCGCCTTGCGTGGCACCACGAATGAGCTGCCTAAGGCACTCGGCGCGGGTTTGACCGCGGGACTGGGCTAGCAGGTCAATGCCTGCGGCTTCATCGTCCGGGAGGCGGAGCTTCAGTTCACGCATCGCTTAAGGATGGTTGCGATGGTGTCTAGCTCAATTTCAAACATCTGAAGGTGCGTCCGCGTGAGCGGCGGATCACCAGCTTGGATGTTGTCCTCAATGGCACGGGCTGTTGCGACTGCATCGAACAGGTGCCCGAGGAGTGCGTTGATGACTTTGGGTTCGTTGCGCATGGCGGGTTGCATCCGACCGGCACTGTAGCCGCCAAGGCTACGCCAGGCAAGGCCCTGACTGGTTTCTAACGGTTCTAACGGTCTCTAACGGTAGGCGTTAGACCGAGATCGCCCGCCAGGACTGGGTTCTGCCCCCCTTCTAACGTTTCTAACGGTTATAGGGGTATAGAGAGAGAGAGAGAGAGAGAGAGAGAGAGAGAGAGAGAGAGTGAGTGTGTGGCTACCGAAAAAGCGTTAGAACCGTTAGAACCGTTAGAACCCTTGCGGCGCAAGGGGTTTCGGTCTAACGCCCCCCGTTAGATCTCTAACGCTGGAGGGGTATGACCACTGCGCGGCTGGTCGTGAGGCCTTTGAAGTGGGTGCAGCCGGCCTTGCTGGCACCTGGCAGGCGCGCAAGCACCGTTGACCAGCAGTTGCCCCATGGCGTGTCGGAGAGCATGGCGGCAACGGCAGTGGCGGTATTGCTGACGGTGATGGCGCCACCTTCGGCGCGGATGCCATGACGCCCGAGCACACCAATGGCGTCAGTGGCGCTGACCTGCTGGTCGGTGGCGTGGTGCATGGCAAGATCCGCCAGCTCGGCGATGGTGCGTGTGACGATGCGCTCTGAACCTTCAACGCGAAGCTGATGCTGCAGGATGCGCTCTAGGCAGCGCTGCTCATCCGGCACCTCAGTGGACTGGCTGTAGGAGGTCCAGTCATTGGCCTCGATCATCTGCCATGCCTGCTCGCGCGTTGGTGTATCGCGGTTGGCGAGGGACCATGCACCGGCGAGCAGGGTGCCGTATTGATCGCCGAGGCGCTGCGAGTCGAACACTTCAGCTGCGGCATGGGTGAAGACACCAACGGCCTGGCGGATCATGGGGATGAGGCTGATGGTGCGCGCCTGCAGCTGACGCCCGATGGCGTCGCTGATGACACGATCCAGATCGCGGTCTAGGGCCTCCCAGTGGGCAGCCCGGTCAGCCTTGGGTAGCTCTGCGGGACTGCGTAGGGTGAGCTGCGCGAAACGGCTCTTGTCGGCGCCTTGCTTGAGCGCTGTGGCGATCGAGCTCATGCAGAACATGGAGCGGATCGTGAAGCGCTGCGTATCGCCTTCTGGGCTGCCCTTCAGCGTGTGCGCGCGCGACTCGCTACTGGCCACACGCGCAAGGCCGAGTACAGCCTGCATCCGCTGCTGATCGGCGCGTTCGTTGGATTCGGCTTCATCGAACACGACGGGCAGCGCATCAGCGCGTAGGGCTTGGCGGATGCCGGGCTCTGTGGTGTTACCGGCAACGATCAGGCCAAGATCACCGAGCAGCGGCGCGATGAAGCGGTTAAGCACCTCGGACTTGCCGGAGCCGGCGCCTGCGGTCAGCCAGATATGAGGTCGCCAGTCAAGGGCACCGCAGATCGGTGCCAGGGTTGTCCATCCGGCCAGCAGCAGGCCTGATGCCGGCATTTCCCACAGGAAGCGCGAGGCAAGGTCAAGGATCTCGAAGGCACCGTCATCTGACAGCGCTGCAGCGCCAGTGGCGCCACGCAAGCGGCTGAGGCGCTGGTAGACGTAATCACTGCCCGGCACAGCAACACGCACGGACTGGGGTGCGCCGTCAATGATGAGCTGATCGCCGAGGTGCAGGATGGCGCGGCCGTCATCCCACCATGCGCCGCGGCCACGGATCCGATCGGGCGAGTAGACACCAACGGCAGCCTGACGGGCAAAGAGGCTGGATGCTGCTGCAGTCCAGTTGACGCCACCAGCGCGACCACCTGGATGGATGGACTCCCAGTAGGGAAGTTCAGCTAGTGCAACGAGGTTGGTGCCGGTGTGGCTGCTGCGCGATAGGCGCATGACCTGGCCGGTACTGCCGGGTTGGTAGTAGAACGCATCACCGTCAAAGCCAAGGCAGGTGAATGGCGCCGAATCCGGCACCTCTCGCGGCGGCGGCTCTGGCATCGATACCGGCTCCGCTGCCACGGCAACCGGCTGCGGCTGTTCAATAGGCGCGCAGCGGTTAGCGGCGAGGTATGCGGCAGCCTCAGCAGCAGACCACTCGGCATCGGCCAGATCCCAGCCTTCGGGTACATCTGCTGGCGGCTTGACCAGCCGGACTTGAGCGGCACCGGCTGCAAGCAGCCGCGGCGCAAGCTTGGCCATGGCTTCACGGCCGACGGCATCAGCATCAGGCCATAGGACGCAACGCCGGCCGGCAAGCGGCGACCAGTCAGCTTTGGCGATGGCCTTGCAGCCACTGGGCCAAGTGATGGCTACGGCTGACGGGAACAGCAGCTGCGCGGCATCTGCGGTCTTCTCGCCTTCAACGATCAGCACCGGCGCATCAGGCCGCTGGCGTAGGGCATCAAGGCGATACAGCGGACGGGGCTCTGGCGGTGCCTTCCAGCGCCATGCGGTGCCATCCCACCAGAGGGGGCGAATCCGCTTGCCGGGGAAGCGGCAGACAAGGAAGCCGCTGCCGTATGGCCAGACGTGTTCAGCGCCTGCGGTCGGTGGATCGGGCATCAAGCCGAGGTGCTGCTCAATGCGACGGCAGGCATCGGCGTACTGCCAGCCGGTGATACGCAGCAGCAGGTCCATGCCGGTGCCGCCACCGCCGGTACCACCCTTGCCGCCGCATTGGTTGCAGTACCACGAGCCGGTACCGTCGCGGTCATCAAAGCGGTAACGATCGGTGCCGCCGCAGCATGGGCATGGCTGATGGCGGTCGGTTAGCTGGTCAGGCGTGAGGCCAGCGAAATGCTGCAGCAGGTCCGGCCACCTGCCTTGCGTTGCATCGGCGATGGTCATGCCTGCTGCCGCTTCAGTGCCTGCTCCAGCAGTAGGCGGATGGCAGTAGCGCGTGACATGCGATCGCCACGCCAAGCATCAAGCCGGGCGATGAGGTCAGCAGTGAGGCGTATATGGGTTGGGCGACTGAGGAGCATGGGCATGGCAGGCACTTGCCAAGCGTAGCCGCCGCTGCTACGGTCGCAAGGCCCGCGACATGCCATGACCTACACGCTTGGTATCAGCAAGCTGCTGCAGCTACGGCAGCAGCATGGCGCTCAGATGGCCCTGGACTGGCTGTCGGTGGCCATGCTGCTGCGATATGAACCTGGCATCGTGAGCACCGAGCAGCTGATGCAGGCCTGGGGCGTTGGGCAGTCAACCGTGAGCCGGCGGCTGGCGGCACTGACCGCAGCTGGGTTGCTGGATGTCAGCCGCGGCCATGGCGCCTATGCGGTGCATGGGCTGGATGTGGTGGCTCCAGTCGAGCCATTGGCGCACCGGTCAACTGCTGCCGACACAAGGCGGCAATCTGCCAGTTTGACGCTCACAGGGACTCAACAGGAAGCGGTTGACGGAATCTTGGCGGAGATTAAAAAGGAAGATGCGTGTCCAGTGCTGTGCGGATACGCCGGCACCGGCAAGACGGTGACGACTGCAGCGCTGGTTGCCGCGTTGGTTGATCGTGATTTGCGTGTGGTAGTTGCCACGCCTACGCACAAGGCCAGGGCCCAGGTTGAGCGGGCTTTGCGCGAGCGTGGCGCTGATGGGCTTGAGGTGGTGACCATTCACCGGCTGCTGGGCCTGAAACAGGTGCGGGACAAGCAGACCGGGAAGGAATCGTTTGCGCCGGACTCAAACGGAAAGAACATGCTCAGCGAGAAAGAACGCTGGGATGAGGACTATTGCCGCATGAGAGCAGTCCAACGGATTGATGTGGTCATTGTCGATGAAACCTCAATGCTAAGCAGTGAGCTTTACAACCTGCTGCGGCGCGAGCTGGGCGGCCGCCCGGTTGTGTTCGTCGGCGACGATCGGCAGCTGCTGCCGGTAGGAGAGGGCCAGGCCTGTCGGGCATTCACGGAGGCCAGCGAGGTGTTCCGGTTGACGCAGGTGCTGCGGCATGACGGGGCAATCCTGAACCTGGCGACGGCCACCAGGAAACTGCCAATTGGTCGTGCCCGATTTGCCAGCGCCAATGGTGGCGGCACATGCGTGGTCGCTCATCGCAGCCGGGAGGGCTGGGCGCAGACGCTGCTGGAGATGGCGGCATCCGAAGAGTCGATGCGTGATGCGGACTTCTGCCGTGCGCTGGCATTCACCAACAAGGCAGTAGATGAGTTGAACCTGCGGATCCACCGGCGGCGGTACGGGATGGATGCACCGCAGTTCGTTGAGGGGATGACGTGCGTGACGGTTGACGCGATTCCCGATCCTGAGGGCGGCAGCCCACTGCTGAACAGCACGGTAGACGTGCTGGTGGAAAAAGCGGTGCGCATCCAGCGGAACTACATCGGCGATGAACCGGGATGCGAGCCATGGGGCTGCTGGGCGCTCACTGTGTCGACGCCTGGCGAAGGGCTGGCGCCGGTGACATTCCACGTGCTGGCGGCAGAGGATCGGCAGCGGTGGGATGCAGCGATGCGGAAGATCGCGGAGGAAGCGAAGGCAGCGAGCGGCAATGAGCGATCGGTGCTGTGGGAGTTGTATTTCCGCAGGAAGGACAGCGTGGGCCGGCTGCAGCCAGCATCAGCGCTGACGATTCACAAGAGCCAGGGTTCGACATTTCAGAACGTGTGGCTGCACTGGAGCATCGACGGCTGGGGATCGGCACCGACGGCGCAACAGAACCAACTGACATACGTGGGGATTACCCGGGCCGCCGAGAGCCTGCATGTGGTGGCAGATAGATGACCATGCAACTCCGCCCCTACCAAACCCAACTCATCACCGACATCCGCCTGCAGTACCAGCTGGGCCACCGGCGTGTGCTGGCGGTGCTTGCTACCGGCGGGGGCAAGACCGTGATTTTCAGCCACATCGCCCAATCCGCTGCGCGCAAGGGCAACCGCGTCTGCATCTTGGTGCATCGCCAAGAGCTGCTGGATCAAGCCAGCCGCAACCTGCAGGCAATGGGTGTTGCGCATGGCCGCATCCAGGCTGGCCGCGGCATGGACCTAAGCCATGCGGTACAGGTAGCAAGTGTCGGCACTATCGCGCGGCGGCTGCACCTACTGCCGCGTGACTTCCTGCAGTTGATCGTGGTCGATGAGGCGCACCACACCACGGCCGGCACATGGTCAAAGGTGGTGGAGCACTTTGCATCCGCACACCTGCTGGGTGTGACTGCCACACCGATTAGAGGTGACGGCCGCGGCCTTGGCGAGCACTATCAAGCCATGGTGCAGGGTCCAACCGCGGCGTGGCTGACCGAGCAGGGCTTCCTCGCGCAGGCACGAGTGCTGGCACCACCGGGGTTCAATGGCGCCGGACTGCGCAAGCGGATGGGTGACTTCGACGCCAAGCAGGCCGAGCAGCGCGTCACCGAGATCCACGGCGACTGCTACAGCCACTATTGCCGCCACCTGAGCGGTCAGACGGCGATCGCGTTTTGCTGCTCAGTGGCGCACGCCGAGGCGGTAGCAGAGCTGTTCCAGCGGCATGGCATCGCCGCGGCCAGCATTGACGGCACGATGGATGGCCCACAGCGACGTGACCTGCTAGCTCGGCTGGGCAGCGGTGACCTGAAGGTGCTTACTAGCTGCGCGCTGATCGGCGAAGGCGTGGATGTCCCATCAGTCGGAGGTTGCATCCTGCTGCGTCCGACGCAATCGGTAGGCCTGCACCTGCAGATGATCGGCCGGTGCCTGCGACCCAGCGGCGATAAGGTAGCCGTGGTGCTCGATCACGTCGGCAACACGTTGCGGCTCGGCCATCACCTGGAGGATCGGGACTGGACGCTGGATGGCGTCAAGAAGCGCGACCGCGAGAAGGCGCCATCGGTAAAGGTATGCCCGGTGTGCTTTGCGGCGAATGCCGCCAATGCGCAGGTGTGCTGCGAATGCCGGCATGAGTTCCGGCCTGAGGCGCGTGAGCTGAAGGTGGTGGAGGGCGAGCTGGTGGAGATGCATCGGCGGCAGGCCTTTAAGACTGGAGATCCTATTGAAGTTAGAAACTTTGACGGGAGGTCCAGTCCTTGGGTAAAAGGTTGGGCATTTGGAATGCTGTACGAAGAGGAAAAGAACTATGGCCGGGCAAGGTGCTATGACGCATCTGGTAAAGCATGGAGCGTATCAATTGATGACATCCGCATTGCTAAATCAGAGTTAGCGCGTGTTGATCGCCGCGAGCAGTCCAGCGCCCGCGACCTGCAGGCCCTCCGCCAACTGGCGCAGCAACGCGGCTACAAGCGAGGATGGGCTGAGCGGGTGTATCAAGCAAGGCTGGCGAAGCGGCATGGCATCTGAGCAAACCATCCAGCAGCAGATCCGCCTGCAGTGCTCCAGGGGCCCAGTGCGCCTGCATCGCAACAACACGGGCGTGCTGCGTGACCAGCATGGCCGGCCGGTGCAGTTTGGCCTGGCCAAGGGCAGCGCCGATCTGATCGGCTGGACGACGCGCACGATCACCGCCGACATGGTGGGTCAGCGCATTGCTGTCTTCACCAGCATCGAGGTCAAGACCGCTACCGGCAGGCTCCGACCAGAGCAGCAGCAGTGGCTGGAGGCAGTGCAGGCCGCCGGCGGCATCGCAGGCGTGGCGCGGAGTGTCGACGACGCTGAGGCACTGTTACGAGATACGACTGCCGAGGGTTGACCGCTGCGGTCCGCGGTGGTATTGTCTAGGGACAGGAGGCGAGAGCTTCCACCCCAACCCGAAAAAAACGTGACCATCCTCGAAACCATCACCCAGATCGACTCCGCCTACGATCCCGATCCCAATGGGGTGATCAACGCCACCGGCACCACTGCTGACGGGCGTGAGGTGGACCTCTGGATCTACAACACAGGCGACGGTCCCTTGGTTGGACCTGGCGCTTCCTTCCTGCCCTATGGGGGGATCTACTACAACCCCTGGCCGCTGGCGAGCATCCGGGAGAGCTGACCCCCACGCGGCCCGCCGGAGCCGCACCCAATCCGGCGCCCATCACCCCAAACCGAGCACCATGACACTCACAACCACCATCGCCGTGCTAGCAGCGTTGCTGCTGCTGCCGGTGCTGATCATCCTTTGGGCGAGCGAAGACACCAACCAGCGCTGCCGCCGTCTGCGCAGCTACGGCTGGTCGCAACGCCGCATCGCTGACCACATGAACGTTTCCATGTACCGCGTCCGCAAGGCGCTGATCTCATGAACCGCATCAATGATTTTCTTTGCTTCATGGTCGTGGCGGCTGTGTTCGCCATGATTGGCATTGAGGCCGGCAACCAGCCCGGCATGACGCACAGCGGTACGCAGCTGGAGGTGCGCAAGCAATGATGCTGCCATTCACATGCACTGCACTGCGCGACGATCAACCGCCGCAGCGGATTGGCATCATTGCCCGCAGCAAGGCCGACGCAATCCTCACAGCGCAGGAACTGTTTCCTGATTGCACGCTTGGCGTGATCGCGCTGGAGCCGGATTGGATCGATGATCCGGCATAAAAAAGCGGCGCTACTCAGCGCCGCACCCCATCAACCACCTCACAAGTCTAGTGACCACCGATCAACAGATCCACACGCTGCTTACTGCGCAGCGTTTTGGCGGTAACTTCATCCGCCTGCTTGCTACTGCTGGCCTGGCGGCTGATCCAACTAACCGCGCGCTGATCTTTCAGCACTGGCCGCAGATGGTTCAGCAGTACGGCCCGAACAGCTGCCTGTATAGCGAGGATTTGGGATGACCAGCAACGCCGAATACCACGCTGACCCTGCCGTCAGCGCCAGCCACCTCCACGCGGTAGCAGCTAGCCCGTACCACTACTGGAAGCGCTTCCTTGACCCAAACCGCCGCCAGGTGGAGCCGACTGCAGCAATGCGGTTTGGCAGCCTGGTGCATTGCGCAGTGCTGGAGCCAGTTGAGCTGCTGCAGCGCTATGGCGCTTGCGGGCCACGCAATACCAAGGCCGGCAAGGAGCAGGCAGCCGCCATGGCCGCCGAGGGTATCGAGGCCGTCAGCGAGGCTGACATGGCAACAGCGCTCAGCATGGCCGCTGCAGTGCGCGAGTATCCCGCAGCAGCGCTGATGCTGGCCAGCGGCAAGGCAGAGCAGTCCTTCTGGTGGGATGACCAGCAGACCGGGCTGCGCTGCAAGTGCCGCCCTGACTGGTACAGCGGCGGCACGCTGGTGGATCTCAAGACCACCACTGATGCCAGCCCTGCCGGGTTTGCCCGCAGCGTGGCTGCCTACCGCTACCACGTACAGGCGCGGCACTACCTCGCCGGCACCTTTGCTGAGCGGTTTGTGTTCATCGCCGTGGAGAAGGCCTACCCGTATGCCGTTGGCGTGTACGAGCTGGATGCAGCCGCGATGGAACACGGCGAGACGTTGCGCCGCAGCAACCTCGCCACGATCGCTGATTGCAAAGCGATCAACGAATGGCCGGGCTACGGCGCCGGCATCCAACCGCTGAGCCTGCCCACCTGGGCGCTGCGGGATGACAACACTGCTATTACATCCGATGACTTCTAGTATCACCCTCTGGACCCCAGAGCAAACCCAACTGATCAGCAGCACCATTGCGCCAGGCTGCAGCGGTGATGAGCTGCGGCTGTTTGCCTATGCCTGCCAACGCACGGGACTGGATCCGTTCTCAAAGCAGATCTACGCCATCAAGCGCGGCGGCAAGATGACCATCCAAGCCGGTATTGACGGCTTGCGCAGCATTGCGGAGCGCACCGGCCAGCTTGATGGCAGCGAGACGCATTGGTGCGGCGAAGATGGCGTCTGGGCTGATGTATGGCTCAGCAGCAAGCCGCCTGCTGCAGCCAAGACCATCATCCACCGCAAGGGTGCATCGCATCCGTTCGTTGGTGTAGCACGGTTTGCGGACTACAACGCGGGTCAAGGCCTGTGGTCAAAGATGCCTGCGGCGATGATCGCCAAGTGCTCGGAGGCGCTGGCACTGCGGAAGGCATTTCCTGCTGATCTCTGAGGCGTCTACAGCACCGATGAGATGGATCAGGCTGTAGAGCCCGTTACCGTCACCACCGCTCCGGCCGGTGATGCCAAGGTGTTTGCGGCCGGTAAGGCTGCCATCGCCAAGGTTGACACCATCGACAAGTTGCGTGATGTAACCGCACGCATGGAGGCACGCAGGGCTGACTTAAGCGATGAGCAATACGAGCAGCTGCTGCAGCTTGCATTGGATCGTGAAACCACGCTGACGCCTGCAGCTGATCCATTTGCTGATGACTGAGCCATTTCTCACCACAGAGCAGCTTGCTGCACGATGGGGGCTGAAGCCCAATACCATCCGCGACCAACGCCGGCGTGGTGTCGGCCCTCCGTACACCACCCTGCCACGTCTCGGCACTCCATTTGGCGTGTCGCGTGTGCAGTATCCATTGCATCAAGTCCTGGCCTTTGAGGAGGCCAATCAAATCACACCGCTAATTCCATGAGCCTGTACGCATCCGGCATCATTCGCATTATTTCCGATCCACAACTGCGTGCCTTTGATAGTGGCACAATGGTTGCCAACTTCGCCGGTGGCATCCAAGAAGGCAAAGATAAATCTGGCAACTGGATCAATAACGCCATTGACTGCGAAATCTGGGGAAAGTCTGCGGAGTTGATCTGCGACAAACTGCGGAAAGGCGATAGCGTATTTGTGAGCGGTAATGTACGCCGCCAGGAGTGGGCTACGCGGCTTACTCCAGAACTTGAGCGGGCCTGCGCTCAATATCCAGAGGTCGCCAAGCTTATTGAAAAGCGCAGCAAGCATGTGCTGAGCATCGGCCGATTTGAGTTCCTGCCGCGCGCTAATGCCGTTAACTACGAGGAGCCTGTGTTCTGATGGAAGCTGCATTCCGCAAGTGGTGGCAGGAGTCATACGGCCTGCCGCCCGGCAATCATGCCGTCATGACGCATGTGGCGTGGGGGCAGCACTTGCTAGCTGCACCACCGCTGCCGCCAGCTGAGTTGGTTGCTGAGTGGTCGTGTGATGGCGGCGAGGCAACATTGGCGGAGTCCGACCGGCGCATTGCTGCAATGGCTATCCAATGGGCATGGAGGCAACATGCTGCCAGCTGACTACACGCGGTGCATGGGGCTGACGCCCCTGTGCCCGCAACGCGAGCAGTGCGCTAGGCATTGCGATATCCCCGATGCCGCCAGCGTCAGCTGGGCGCGGAACCTCAACATCGAAGGCGTTGAGGAGTGTTTGCACTTTATTGAGTACAGCAATGACTAACCCCACCCCACTGAGCCGCGCCGCACAGGCGGTGCTGGCTGCAACGACCACTGTTGGATTAGGTCCTTTTGTTGGCCGTGCCGCCGCCGCCGCCTCCCTGCGTGCTGCTGCGGATCATGCGGTGCCGGAGTGCTGTCTTGAGCATCAGTCAAATGATTCCGAGTGGCAAACCGGATTCATTGATGCAAATTGTCGGATCCGCGCCGAACTCCTCGCCATCGCCACCGAGCTGGAGGGTGCTAATGACCGCTGACTTCCAAGCTGCATGGGCTGCGCACCAGCCTGCCATTGAGGCCGCCGCTAAGGCGGGGATGGATGCGTGTCGTCAGCAGCCTAGCGACCACCTCTACGTGCGTTTTGGCTGCAACCCGATCGAGCAGCAGGCGGTGCAGGACCGCCTCGAACAGCTCTATGCCGACGACGGCCGGCACGATCCAAAGCACCCGATGCACGCGCTCTACACCGGGCTGGCTGAGGCCGCACGCGAGCAGGAGGTGGCGCAGTGATCCTCTGCGACTACCAGATCACCGCCCGCTGCCACGGCGGAATGGTGACCCCATTCGATCCAGCGCTGGTCAACCCAGCCAGCCTTGACGTGCGCCTCGGCGACACGCTGCTGATCGAGTCGGCCGAAAGCCCGGAGCTGGTGCCGTATCCGCTGCGCCAGCACATGCAAGACGAGCCCTACCTGCTGCGGCCGGGGCAGTTTGTGCTGGCCCACACCATCGAGACCTTCAACCTGCCCGACGACATCGCCGCACAGTTCATGCTCAAGAGCTCCCGCGCCCGCGAAGGCATCGAACACCTGATGGCTGGGTACGCCGACCCAGGCTTCCACGGCGTCATGACCCTCGAACTGCACAACAGCCGCCAGCTGCACCCGGTCGCCCTCTGGCCCGGCATGAAGATCGGCCAGATGGTGTTCCACGCCATGGCCAGCACACCGAGCCGCAGTTATGCGGAAACAGGCCGCTACAACGGGGATGTCACCGTTCAGGGCAGCAGGGGATAATGGCCAAGCGTGACACCTTGCGACTTAGCCAGCATCAGTTCATTGAGACCGGCGCCGATTACAACGGCAGGTACTGGATTGCGTACAGCAGTGGCGCTAGCGTTTTTGTTCGCAGCCATGCGGAACTGCGGCGATTCTTAAAGATTCCAAAATCTATCCCGATGCGCGCTGCATTAGAAAGCTGGCTAGAAAGCCTGCAGGCTACTGATGCAGAACGCAACGAACCATCACGCGATGAATTGATTGCAACTGGCTTTGGGCCAGAATGCCACCTAGATGAATCTGATCCCAACTACCAAACCAGAACCATCACATGAGCGATTCGATCAAGGATTACTTAAATGTTGTGGCGCGGTATCCGCTGCTGTCAGCTGAGCAGGAAATCCAGCTGTCGCGTCAAGTACATGCAATGCGTGAAATCAAGGACGTAACCGATCCAACACCACAACAGCAGCGCATCATCAAACGTGGACTCAAGGCGCGCAACGCCATCATCAATGCCAACCTGCGCCTAGTGGTACATATCTCAAAGCGTTACATGCGCCGCCTTGATGGCGGACACATGGAGTTGATGGACATCATCCAGGAAGGCAATGTAGGCCTGCATCGTGCGGCTGAGCTATTTGATGGCGCACGCGGCTACAAGTTCTCTACCTACGCCTACTGGTGGATCCGGCAAGCCATCACGCGCGCCATTGACACGCAAGAGCACGCAATTCGAATGCCGCAGCACAGCGTCGATCGCTTCTACCGTGCAGTCCGGCTGCAGGAAGATTACGTCAGGGAGCATGGCCAGCCTGCTACACCATCGCAGTTGGCGGAATTGCTAGAGATCACACCAGATGAGCTGATGGTCATCATGTCGCGTGGCATACGGCCAAAAAGCTTAGACCAGCTGGCGACAGATGATGGCAGTCCATTGATTGACATGATCGCCGATGAGCGCTCAGATGAGGCATATGAGCTAGCGGAACAGATGGAGCGCTTTGAGCAGTTGCAACTGGCCTTTTTTCGTTTGAAGGAAGAGGATAGGATTGCTGTATCTAAGCGCTATGGCCTGAATGGCCATGAACCGCAAACGCTAAAGCAAATCGGCGCAGAAGAAGGCGTTAGCCGCGAGCGCATCCGCCAGCGGGTTGATATTGCGCATCGCCGGTTGCGGTTGCTTATGCCACAATGCGCCACCATGGGCGCCGCTTAGCAGTAGCACGCCATTGTATTGATTCAAGTTCTGCGATATGAGCGGTTGCCTGCGCAAGCAGCCGCTCTTGATAGGCATTTTGTCTGATCAATGTTGAGCACAAGCGTGCAACATCATCATGGCTGTCGTGAGCGAGCACAGACCGCGCGCGGGTTTCAATCGCTAAGCGCTCTTCAATGCTGAAATCAACGATCATCCATTTCATGTCAACAGTTTAGCCATTTGAGTACCTTCGTCGCGCGATCCTCGGACCAGCAATCATGGCGCAAGAACCAATCCTGCCAATCTTCGCTTCCTTTGCTGCGGTTGCACTTGCGGCACGCAGGCACCAAGTTACTGGCAATGGTGTTGCCGCCCTTATGGCGTGGCTTGACGTGATCCAGTGTATCGGCTGGTGCGCCGCAGTAAGCGCATTCGCTGTTCCATGCCTCGAATATTTGCTGCCTGAACTTTTGCTTGGCGCTGCGTTTTGGGATAAGGTTGGTGCCATCAATCGTGTGATCCACGCAGCTCCGGGATAGGCAGGACGTTGACTGAAAGGCCAAGAATATGGTCACTTGATGGCGCTAACTCAGTAAGCCGCGCCACGAAATCATCGCCTACTTCTTGAGGATCATCGTTGATGCTTTCAACAACGATTGTGTACTCAATCTCCAGGACATATTGCCTCATGCTGCGCGACTTACGACAAGCGCCCAGCCGGTACCGGGGCCATCGACTTCCCAACGCCTCAGCCAGTTCTTGCGGCTGTAGGCGATGCCGGCGCCTTTGGCGTGGTTGACGTAACCGCCGTTAATGAGGTCAGCTTCGCCGTTTGGATCATTGTGGATAATGGCACCGTCGGTGTAGCCGATTGCTACGGACCAGTGCCCGCCGCCAGTTGGTGCTGTGCTTGGCCCCTTATGCAACCAGCCAACCATTAGCGGCCTGCCGGCATTTAGCTCTTGCTCGATCAGCTGCGCATGGGCATTAGTGACAAGCCGTGCATTAAGGCCAAGGGATTGCAGTGCTTTGACTTGCGCCTGCGCGTCTGTTGTATCACCGTAGCTGGCGCGGATTTTGTTGTAGGCATCATCGCTGGTGATCTTGCCGTAGTAGCGTGCCACCATTGCGGCGGAGCTGCTGAAGCATTCGCGGTAGCCGGTACCGCTGGCATTGTCATTCTGTGCTTCGTATGCAACCTTCAGCAGCACACCATTTTGCTGTAGTGCAGGCGCACCTTTGCTCCATAGGGCGCCTTCAGCCTTGCGACGCCGCAACAGCCCTGCCTCTACCGGTGTGCCAGGGTTGCGGTACAGCTCAAGTGCAGCCGGCACATCAGCCCACTGCTTATCGCGCAACTTACGGCTAAGTGTCTCGAAGCCTGGAGTGCCGTAGAACGCTTCGCCCAAGTTGTAAGCAAAACTTACAAGTGCAGAGCGCTGGTTGTCGCTCATAGCAGCCCAGTGCGGGACGGTGCCTTGCAACTTGGCGGCAACGCGGTCCACCTCCATGCGTATG